GCGGCGATCCCGTCTTCCTGGGTGCACATCGGCGCAACCAGAACCGGCTCATCCAGAAGCTGGCCCAACACCTGCCGCCGGCTCTGCCCGGTCGCCAGCTCGCGCGCCTCCACGTCATGCGGCAGACAATGACACTTGAAATGATAGCCTTGAGCATGCGCTCGCATCTGCAATTCCCGCGTATAGAAATCTAAGCTCTTGCCGGAATTCTCGATGTAATCGATGAAATGAATCTCCCGCCCGCAGATCTGATAGACCCAAATGCAAGTATAGTCATGAATGCCTAGGTCCCAGCCGGTGATCGCCGGCTGGGTCAGGTCCGGCTTGACCGATGTGATCCGCCGCTGCCCGCCGAGCTGATTCAACACGTCGCCATAATAGGACCCCTCCACCGGCGCTTCGAAGGCGCACAGCATCTCTCGAGCATATTCCTCAGGACTCATGTCCTGGGTGAGCTCGGCCGCCTCCTCATGGCTCAAGGCGTCCTCCCCGGTCGCGGTTAACGGAATGATGAATTGATCCCAGCGCGGGTCAGCTTCCGTGCGTAATCGTAGCTGGTTGAAATGGTCGTCGCCATTCGACGTGCCGGAGATCACCGCCCAGCCGCGATAATCGGCCAGACACGGCCGCACCACGGTCGAGAACACCGATGGATGCAGCAGCGGATATTCGTCGAGCACGATGCCGTCGAAATACATGCCGCGCATCCGTTCATAGGCCGCCGCCCCGCCATAGAGCTTGATCGTCGAACGGGTCGGCAGGATGCAGGTGAGTTCGCCCTCCATATAACGAACATTGGGGATATCTTCGGTATATTGCTTCAAATAACCCCAAACCAGATCCTTGGCCTGGTCAAACGACGGCCCGACATAGGCGTAGCGGGGCTTCGGATGGGCGCGGGTGTTTTTCATCCCGGCCCGGATCAATTGATTGGCCAAAGCCACCGTCTTGCCGGCCCGCCGATGGGCGCAGACGAACATCCAGCGCTTGGGCGAATCATGCAGCGGACGAAAATGCGGCCGCGGCAGATATTTGATCCGAATCTTACCGTCGTCTAAGTCTTCGTCGGGCTTGCCGGGCGGCGCCTCTAGTCCGGTTAGCGGCATGAGCGCGCCGTCAGAAGCGGCGGTGAGCTTGTCCCAGTCGAGCGTCGGCATTGTCTCTCCTGGATTACCCTATTGCGCCTTTCCTGAAATTCAGTCTATATCGTCCGCGCCCGACCTGAAATCAGCCGTTTAAGCTCCATGGCGGTCGAGCAATTATTCCCTTCCTTTAAGTCGGACTTCGAGCCGAACGCCTTTTACGACCCGTCAGATCCGGATTTTTATCGCAATTTCATCGACGCGATGATCAAAGATTCGCGCGATTATGAAGCGACCGCTTTGGCCAAGAACCGCGACCAGGCGCAGCGCTATTATTACGGTTATTTGCCCAATCTTTCCGGCGACGATCTGACCAATTGGGGCGGCCCCGTCGTCCCCCCAGACGCCACCTTAGGCGAAATGCTCGATATGGGCGCCCCCGACGAGCAATCGTCGAAGTCGAGCTTCATCTCAACCGACGTGCGCGACGCGATCATGCTCACCCTGCCGAGCCTGATTCGCCTGTTCGACACATCTGAAAACGTCGTCAGCCTGATCCCCAGAACAGAGGCCGACGTCCCGGTCGCCGAACAGCAGACGAATTACATCAATTATGTGTTCTGGCAGGACAATCCCGGCTTCCTCATCCTGCATGGCGCGTTCAAGGACGCGATGACGGTCAAGGCCGGCTTCGTCAAATGGTGGACCGACGATAGTCACGAGACCAAAACCAAGACCTTCGTTAACATCAACCGGCTGCAAATCCAGATGCTGCAGCAGCAGGATCGGCAGGCGCGCATCATCCATCTGGGAGATCAGGACGAACTGGGCAATTACGACACCGTGGTTTTCCAATATCAAGTCGATAAGCCAATCATCAAAGTCGCCGGCGTGCCGCCAGAAGAGATGCGCCTGGACAGAAACGCCGCCACCTTCTCGCAAAGCCGGATCGTCGGCCACGAGCGCATGGTCCCGATCGATCGACTGGTCGCCATGGGCTATGACCGCGACCTCTGCCTGGATCATCTGCAAGGCATGAGCCTACCCGACTTCACCATGGAGGATCAGCTCAGGAATCCAGGTCGCTATACTTCCACTCGAGCCTCTGACGGAGTGCATTACGGCGAATGGTACATCAAGGCGGATAAGGACGGCGATGGCGTCGCCGAGCTCAGGTACATCTGCACGATGGGCGAAGACCATGAAATCGTGCGTGACGAGCCGGCCAATCGGATCAAATTCGCCTGTTTCCTGGTCGACCCCATTCCGCACACCATCATCGGCGACTCGCTCACCGATTACACCAAAGACATTCAGCGCATCAAAACCAACATGATGCGCAATACGCTCGATTCGCTGGCGGCGTCGATCAATCCTAGGACGGTGATCAATCAGCTGATGGTCAATGTCGACGACGCGCTCAACGATGATCCGGGCGCAGTGATCCGCACCAACGGCGATCCCAACAACAGCGTGGCCTTCTCCGTCACTCCATTCGCCGGTCAGCAAGTCATGCCGGTGATCGACTATTTGAACGACGTCTTGGCCCGCCGCACTGGACTCACTGACGCGGCGAAGGGCCTGGACCCCAAAGCCTTGCAATCATCGACCTCAATCGGGGTGGAGGCGATTATCAATGGCGCGCAGGAAAGGATCGAGCTTACAGCTCGAATTCTGGCCCAGACCGGGTTTAAGGAGCTTTTCACTGGCCTCTATAATGAAATTGCGGAGGCCCCGAACCAGAGACGGACGCTTCGCATCAATGGCAAATGGGCCGATGTCGACACCGGAACCTTCGACGCCTCCATGGGCGTCGAAGTCAATTCCACCCTAGGCAAAGGCTCCGATCAAGTCCGGATGATGACCCTGCAGCAGATCAAGCAGGATCAGATGGCGGTGTTCACCCAATTCGGGCCGCAGAATCCGGTGGTTGGCATTCCGGAAATGCTCAACACCATCACCGATATGGCGGCGATCGCCAACATCAAGAACATCGGCCGCTATTTCAAGTCGCCGCCGCCTGAGGTGCTGCAGCAGATCCAGAGCCAGCCGAAAGAGCCGGACGCGATGACCATCGCCGCCCGGGCGCAATTCGAGAAGGTCAAGGCCGAAGCCGCGCAGGGCGTCGGCGACCAGCAATTGCAATTGCACAAGCAGCAACAGGACGACGCCTACCGCCATGCCCAATTGGCGCAGAAGGCCTGGTTCGAGCAGCAAAAGATCCAGGTCGATCGCGCCAAGGCCGGACTGATGGCGGCGCAGGGTCAGACGCCGGAAGACACCACCGCCGATCACGCCAAAGTCGCCGCCGACGTGCACGCGACCAATGTGAAGGGCGCGACCGATTTCCACGATACTCAGACTCAGGCGCAATTGGCGCGCGAGAAGATGCTGAATGACTACCAGATTGCACAAATGAAGGCCGATCAGGCGCGTCAGGCGGCGGAAATGTCGGCTGAGACCGCCATGGCGACGGCGGCGATGAAACCTAAACCGGAAAGCAAGAATGGTTAGAAGAACAGGCGATTTATCGAAGCAAGAGCAGCGCGACTTTGTCGAGCAACGGTTCACCGAGCTGATCGACTTCGTGCAAGAGCACAACAAAGATGACTCTAAGCTCAGCCAGACGGCGGAACAGGCGCTCAGCCATTTGCACACCGCGCAAATGTGGACCGAGCGGGTGTTGAACGAGATCGAAGAGCCCTAGGCCCTATGGAGCGCCAGATGACATGGGCGACAGAGCCAGACGATGTTGAGCGGCTTCTCGTAGTCGGGATGATGCATCTGGGCGACTTCGCTGCTGCAGTTGACGCATGGCTGGCGGGTCAATTTGCCGCGCTTCAAGTAGACATAGGCGTAGGAACGGCAAGCGTCTTTCAGCTTTTCCGCACTGGAGCGCTGATGTTTTGCGCGCCATTGGCGCTGATAGGCTGCGTGACAGGTGAGGCAATACGCATGGTGCGGGCGGCGTTGGCTGATTCCGCAGCTGGCGCAAAGAGTTTTCACGCTAACTGTTTAGCATGAAACATAGGAGAATGGAAATGGCTGGCCTACCAATAACGATTAATGGCACTGAAACAGACGAAACTGGCACGCGCGCAGTCACCATCATCGGCGTGGCGACCATCACCGGCTTAGGCGTCGGCGGCGGACCGATGCCTGGTCAGCCGCCAAATTTCCCCAACGTTCCTCCGCATCCAGAGCATCCGATCGGAGGAGGCGGGCCATTCCCTGACAAGCCTGGCTACCCGCCGGTCGTCGGCGGCGGCCCAATCTATCCGACCGACCCGCCGGTCGAACCGCCGACCGATACGAGCAAGATCGAATGGCATGCGGCCTGGACGGAGCAAGATGGCTGGATCACCGTCGGCATCATCAAGCCGGAAGGTCCGCATCCGACGCCTTCTCAATAAGCCGTTGAGAAAAAGCCGAGTTCGTGAATGAGCGACAACGTTCAAGTCTTACGCGAAAAAGCGCTCGGCGCGCGTAATCTCATTGAGGACCCCATCCTCAATGAGGCGCTGAGCAAAGCCAAAGAGCTGGTCATGGCTGAGATGGTGCTCAACCGGACGCCGGACGCGCGCAAACTCGAGCTCGTGCAATTGTACAAGGCGATCGAGCTTTTG